AAAACTACATTTAACGATTTTGGAGAAGAGAATGGTTACAAACCTTTGAAATTCTAAATTTCGAATTTGACTATTACGGCTGACACACTTATACTTGAATATTAACTAATAAATTATACACACAAAATGGCGACAAATTCCCTAGATGCTGTACTCGCACAGTATGAAAAAGCGAAAAGTGGAGGTAACTCTGCAAACAAAATGTCTCAAGAAGACAGAATGAAAAAATATTTTGCAGCAATCTTGATGCAAAATGAGAACTCAGGACAGAAACGTCTTCGTATTCTACCTACACCTGACGGGTCATCACCCTTCAAAGAAGTATGGTACCACGAAGTACAAGTTGAGGGTAAATGGAATAAAATCTATGACCCAGGAAAGAACGACAACGAGCGTTCACCTTTGACTGAAATTCATGACGAATTAATGTCAACAGGTAAAGAGTCTGATAAAGAACTTGCAAAGGCGTATAAGCCACGTAAATTCTATATCGTTAAAGTGGTTGACCGTGATAACGAAGCTGACGGAGTTAAGTTTTGGCGTTTTAAACACAATTACAAGAACGAAGGTATCCTTGATAAAATTATTCCGATTTGGAAAGCTAAAGGTGATATCACAGACCCTGTTAATGGTCGTGACCTTATCATAGAATTGACAAAGGCGAAGACACCAAAAGGTGCTACTTACACGGTTATTCAGACTGTTATGCATGATGACCCAACACCTGTTCACGCAGATGCTGAAACGGCTAAGGCTTGGACTGAAGACCCACTTACTTGGATGGATGTTTACTCTAAGAAACCTGTTGAGTATTTGGAAGCAATTGCTCGTGGAGAAACTCCAAGATGGTCATCTGATTTAGGTAAATACGTTTATGGTGATAGTTCATCTGACGAAGGTACTATCGGTGGGGCATATGTTGACCCACAGGCAGAAGCAGAACCAGATGGTGATTTACCATTTTAATTTATAAAAGGTTGGACACTAACATACACAAAGTGTCCAACCTTTGCTATTTTTAAACAACAAACAAATTAAATCATAGACATTTATGGCAATAAAGAAAAAAGAATTTTCATTAGATGCAATCAAAGACAAATATTCAACCAAGACAAAATATAAAGAAACAGACTTTTATGAGGTCGGTGAAGCTTTCCATAATAGTTGCGGTTTACCTGGTCCTGCTTTGGGTAACATCAACATGTTCTTGGGTCACTCGAACTCTTCAAAAACGACCGCGCTTGTCAAAGCCGCTGTGTCTGTACAGAAGAAGGGGCATTTGCCTGTTTTTATTATCACCGAGAAAAAATGGAGTTGGGACCATGCAGTAGAACTTGGTCTTGAAGCTAAAATGGTTGATGGTGAATGGGATGGTCAATTCATCTTTAACGATAACTTTGACTACATTGAACAAGTTACAGATTACATTAACGAACTATTAGACGAACAAGAAAAAGGTAATATTCCTTATTCTCTTTGTTTCCTTTGGGATTCAGTTGGTTCAGTTCCTTGTAAGATGACATTTGACGGTAAAGGTGGTAAACAACATAACGCATCTGTATTAGCGGATAAGATTGGTATGGGTATTCAAGCTCGGATTACTAAATCTCGTAAAGAAGATTTCCCATATACAAACACAATGGTGGTAGTTAATCAACCTTGGGTTGAATTACCTGATAATCCATTTGGACAACCAACAATTAAAGCAAAAGGTGGTGAAGCCCTTTGGTTAGCATCAGCTCTTGTATTCTTGTTTGGTAATCAGAAAAATGCGGGTATTAATCACATTACTGCCACTAAAAATGGTAGAACGGTATCTTACGCTATCAGAACAAAAATTTCTGTCCTAAAGAACCATATTAACGGATTAGGATATAAAGATGGTAAGATTATCGCAACTGCTCAAGGATATATCGCTGACGATAAAGATGCTCTTGAAACATATAAGAAAGAGTATTCACAATATTGGAACGCAATCCTTACAGGGACAGGCGAAATAACTCTTGACGAGACTGAAGAAACTTTTACAAACGAACAATTTTAATTTTAGTTCGTGAAAAAAACACTACTTGTTGACGGAAACAATCTGATGAAAATTGGGTTTCATGGTGTGAAGGATTACTTCCACAATGGAGAACACATTGGAGCTTTGTATCATTTTATGAATACTTTACGTAAATTCATAAATGAACAAAACTTTGACAAGGTAGTAGTATTATGGGATGGTGAAGATTCCACGAGTTTACGTGGAATTCTTTATCCCAAATACAAACAAAACCGACGATTGGTTATGGAGGACGCAATCTTTATGTCCTACTTAAAACAAAAAAATCGTATCAAACAATATTTGGAAGAAGTCTATATAAGACAATTAGAGATTAGTGGTAGAGAAGCCGACGATTTAATTGCTTATTATTGTCAAGTATCTGAAAATGAAGATAAACTTATTTTTTCATCAGACAGAGATTTAACACAACTTATTTCCGAAAACGTGTCCATATACTCACCATCAGTTAAAGCTACGTTTAAACACGGAGATAGAATTAAATTTGATGACTTTGAGTTCCCACACTATAACGTAAAAACTTTAAAGATATTAACTGGTGATAAATCAGATAATATTGAAGGTATCTATCTTTTGGGTGAAAAAACTTTAGTTAAATTTTTTCCTGAGATACTTGAAAAAGAAGTTTCTTATAACGATATTTTAACAAGAGCTGAAGATTTGTTAAAAGAACAAAAAGACAATCAAACTCTAAAGAATCTTTTAACAGGTAAAACAAAATCAGGTATTTTTGAAAAAGAATTTTTCCAAGTTAATGAACAGATTGTTGACTTATCTAATCCTTTATTGAGGGATGAAGACAAAGAAGAAATACTATCAATTGTTACCGAAAAATTAGATATTGAAGGTAGAAGTTACAAGAACTTAATTAAGTATATGGTTCAAGACGGGTTGTTTAAATACCTACCAAAGGGTGACGACTCATGGACATACTTCATCCAACCATTCATGAAGTTAACAAGAAAAGAAAAAACAAAAACAAACAAAAAATAACATAAATTATGAAAGAACAAGACATTACCAAACTGGAATTCTTGATGACGGTAAACAACAATTTTATCGTACAACGTTTTTTTAACGTTAAGGGGTATAGCCCAAAGGCTCACAACTCGGCTGAGTTGATTGATTTGATGGATGGTTTCATTTCAGAATTGAAAGAAAATTTCAAGATGAAAACTGTAAACTACATGTTGGACAATCAATATCAGATTAGTGAAGACCCTGAGGTATTGAACACATCATTCACTGATGGACCTGAGTCGTTTAACATCTATATCAAAAATGGTGATACGACAATGTGTCATTATACGTTTGATGCTAAACTTTATCCACCGAAGGTGAGATACACCGTAGACATACGCCCGTTCCTAAAAGGTATCCTTTTTGGTCTTACTGACGTGTTGTCATCTAGAAATTTAACACACGAATACATGGGTTATCAGCTGGCTCGTTGATATTTATTCTAAAAACAAACATAATATGGCTGACAAAAATTTTGACTATTTGGGAGAGACCTTCCAATTACAACTTCTTAATCAAATGATACTTGATAAGGATTTTTCACACTCAATTATTGAGGTGATAGAATCTACTTATTTTGAAAACAAATACTTTAGATTATTTGTTCAGATGGTAAAAGAATACTATTCAAAGTTTGAACACAGTCCTAGTTTTGAGACAATTCAACAAAAAGCTAAGAGTGAAATTAGTCAGGAGTTATTATTAAAGATAACTCTTGACACTATTTCTGATATACAGAATGTTACCGAAGAGGGTACTCAGTTTGTTCAGGAAAAGGCTTTGAAGTTTTGTAAACAACAAGAACTTCAAAAAGTTATGGATAAAGCTAAGAAAATCATTGACCACGGTGAGTTTGAAAACTACGATACCTTGGAAGAAATGGTTAGAGGAGCTTTACAGGTTGGAAACGTGGATAGAGGAACGGGAGATGTGTTTCAAGACTTAGATGAGGTATTAGCGGATGATTATAGACATCCAATCCCTATGGGAATACCGGGTATTGACAATCTTTTGAAAGGTGGTTTGGCAAAAGGAGAAATTGGTGTTATATTAGCACCCACTGGTGTTGGTAAATCAACACTGACCACAAAGATTGCTAATCACGCTTTTAATTTAGGGTTTAATGTTTTACAAATCTTCTTTGAGGATAACTATAAAATCATTCAGAGAAAACATTTTACGTGTTGGACGGGTATAGCACCTGACGAACTTGGTAATCATAAAGAAAAGGTTATGGCTAAAATCGCTGAGATTAAAGAAACCATGCCAAACAAGTTGATTATGAAAAAGTTACCTTCGGATACATTAACGATGAATCAGATTAAAAATCAGATTAGAAAGATGATTGCTGACGGGACAAGGATTGATGTTGTTATTTTGGATTATATTGATTGTGTAACACCTGAAAAGATGATGGACGATGAATGGAAATCTGAAGGTTCAGTTATGAGAGCATTTGAGTCAATGTGTCATGAATTGGATATTGCCGGTTGGACGGCAACACAGGGTAATAGAAGTTCTATTTCATCTGATGTGGTTACAACTGACCAAATGGGTGGTTCTATTAAGAAAGCTCAGGTAGGACACGTTATCATCACGGTAGCCAAGTCACTACAACAAAAAGAATTAAATCTTGCGACGATTGCTATCACAAAGTCAAGAATTGGTAAAGACGGGGTGGTATTTGAAAACTGTAAGTTCAATAACGAAATGTTAGAAATTGATACAGAAAGTACTACAACATTCTTAGGACTTGAAGAACAGAAGGAAGAAAGAAATAGAAGTAGAATTAAAGAAATTATGGAGAAAAGAAAACAAACAACAGTATAATTATTAAAACAATATGGAACAAAAAATGGAAAAAATTTTAGTAGAAAATCCAAATCGTTTTGTAATATTCCCAATCAAGTACAACGATATTTGGGAATATTATAAGATGCATCAAGCTGCGTTTTGGACGGCAGAAGAAATAGATTTAAGTGGTGACCTACGTGATTGGGAAAACTTATCAGAGAATGAACAGTATTTTGTAAAAAATATTTTATCGTTTTTCGCAGCATCAGATGGTATTGTAAATGAAAACTTGGCTGAGAATTTCTACAGAGAAGTACAATATCCTGAGGCAAAATTCTTTTACGGAATTCAGTTAGCAATGGAAAACATCCATAGTCTAATGTACTCACTTCTTATTGATACTTACGTGTCAAATGAAGATGAGAAGAACAAATGTTTTACTGCTTTAGATAACCTACCTGCAGTTCAGAAGAAGGCTAAATGGGCTTTGGATTGGATTGAAAATGCGTCGTTCCAAGAAAGATTGGTTGCGTTTGCTGCGGTAGAAGGTATCTTCTTTTCAGGTTCATTCTGTTCTATCTTTTGGTTGAAATCAAGAGGTATTATGCAAGGATTGTGTAATGCTAACGCTTTGATTTTCAAAGATGAAAACCTACACTGTGACTTTGCAATTCACTTATTAAACAATCACATTGAAAACAAACCGAGTGAAAAAAGAATTAAAGAAATTCTATTGTCAGCATTAGAGATTGAAAAAGAGTTCATTACTGAATCTCTACCAGTTTCACTTATTGGTATGAATTCAAATTTAATGAAACAATATCTTGAGTTTGTGGTTGATGGATTATTAGTAAAATTTGGATGTAAAAAACAATTTAATGTTGAACAACCGTTCAAATTTATGGAACAAATCGCAGTTGAAACAAAAGGTAATTTCTTTGAGTCAAGAACTGTTGAATACCAAAAGGCTAAATTAAATGAAACTTTGTCCTTTACTGACGATTTCTAATTTATTACTTATATAGAACTATGATGTCACTTAAAATTAAAAAAAGAAGTGGAGATGATTCGTCATTTAATCCACAGAAAATTTATAACCGTATCAAAAGAGCTTCAAAGGGGTTGAGTGTCAACTCCGATGAAATCTTTATTAAGGTTATCACTTCAGTACCAACTGAAGGTATTATTACAACAAAAGAATTAGATAAGTTAATCTATGAAATTGCTGCGGCATTTACAGGTAGTCATCACGATTACTCAAGATTAGCTTCGTCAGTTGCTATTTCATCTTACCATAAGGAAACTGACCCAAGTTTTTCAAACACAATGCATTTGTTACATGGTGAAGGTATCATCAATGAAAAATTAATGGAGACTATTGAAAAATACGGACCTTCTAACATTGATGAAGTTATCAATCACGATAATGATTATAACTTTGATTATTTTGCTTGGAGGTCACTTGCTGAAATGTATCTTTTAAAATTGTCGGAAGGTAAAGTAGTTGAACGTCCACAACATATGTATATGAGAGTTGCTCTTTGGGTGACTAACACATTTGAGGAGGCGGTTGAGTATTACCAAGCGTTATCAACACAAAGAATATCTCCGGCAACACCAATCATGATTAATGCTGGTACTAAAACACCACAACTTGCTTCTTGTGTTCTTCATTATAATGATTCGGATTCAAGAGAAGGTTTGTTAAATACCATGAGAGATATCTCAACCTACTCATCTGACGCTGCGGGTATCGGATTATCAATGTCTAACATTCGTAGTAAGGAGAGTCGTATTTCATCTTCAGGTGGATATGCTGGTGGATTATTAAAGTATTTGAAGATTGTTAACGAGTCACTTCGTTTCTTTAATCAACAAGGACGTAGACCTGGTTCGGCAGCGATTTACTTGGAACCTTGGCATAAAGATATCTTTGACTTATTGGAAATTAAAAAGAACACAGGAGCTGAGGAATTAAGAGCTCGTGATTTGTTTACAGCACTTTGGATTCCTGACAACTTTATGAACGCAGTTAAGAACAACAACG